TGTAAATAAATGTAAATAATTATAAGCAAAAACAAGCGAATTTAGAACAGAAAATTGATTTGAAAAAAAAATTGATTTAAAAAGGAACTTAAAGATAATACTATACAACATATAAGGAAAATGACAACCGAAACCAAAAACTACGGAATTATTAATAACACCCACATTCTTACGATGTTCGGTGATGAAATGACTTACAACGAACTAAAAGACCTACCTCTTGATTTAACAACTGAATTAAAAGTTTCGTTTAACAGAAGTGTTGTTCCTACGATGATAAAGGTGTGGTTTGATGATGAGATTGTAATGGACTGGAAACCGATGGTGGGACATCACGACTTATTCTATCATCTTCAAGCACTTGACGAAGAAAACGAAGGAGATGGTGAAACTGACGAAGAAGAAGAAGAAGAAGAAGAAGAAGATGACGAAGAATGGTCTTTAAAAGAAAATCAAAGATGCTGGGGTAATCTAATTGACGAAGAATTCCCTAATACTACACCCGAGCAAAAGAAATGCTTACTCTCCATCGCAAGAGAAGTGGATTTTATTGATATTAAACCATATTCTCACAACATTGTCGGCATGGAATTAGGGTTTTTAGATAAAGCGGGATTTGACAGACAAAAAATCAAAGAAGTAGTCAAATTATTTGGACTTGAAGATAAGGGTTGGAAATATTTATTAGTAGATAGTGATTTGTAATTTGTATTTGTAATTAAATAAAAAAATGGGGCAAATGCCTTATTTTTTTATTCTCCTTATATTTATATGTGGCATCGTAGTGAAACGGTATATGATATAGCAGGTAATCCTATCGTGCGTCATTATCAAATTGATTTAGCGGGAAACTGGGTTCTCGTATCAACTATTACCAGTTGTCCTAACGTAGGAGCAGTAGCATTCAAAGATGGAATTGAAAAAAACAAGAAACGAAAAAGGGTTTAATTTAATAAAAAATTGAAATGGTATAAAGAAATAATCTTTATACTATATATAGGATAATAATGGAAGTCGTCCCACTAACACAAGAACATTTTGCCGAAATCAATATTGATGAACTCAAAATCCTCGCAGAAAAATACAAGAAACAACAAGAAAGGGTCAAAGCATACCACAAACAGCACCCTGAAAAAACAAACGAAAAAGTCAAGAAATACTACAAAAAAATCAAAGAATTAAACAACGAACAATACCAACGTATTTTAGATAGTAAAAAGCAATATTACCAAAATGTAGTCAAACCGAAACTACAAGCAAAGAAACAAATTGTATCTGTAAATTAAATAAATTTTAGATTTCTACAAATCTTTTTTTTTATAAAAGTTTAGGAATTTTTATAAAAAATTGAAATAAATTTGAAATGACTTAAAGAAATAATCTTTATATATTGTATAATAGAAAATGCCCTTTGACCTTACCCTCAAACCTCACGAAAATTTGCTGAATGGAATTGTAATGTATGAACCCATTAACAGACCATTATTGGAGAAACTTATTCACAGCGACCTGCTAAAACTGACTTTTAGAAATCCTTTTGTATCTTATCAAAATGAGAAGAAGCAACTGGAAGCATACCGAGAACTTATTAATCCTGCTGGATATGCTGTGGTTTGTTATAATAAAACTACGAAGAACCCTTTTGGAAGATGCGACCCTACTGGGTCATTAGGTCTCCATTCCATTCGCAGGGAAATTAGACATACACTTGCCGAAGAATTGTATATTGATGTAGATATTGAAAACGCCCACCCTCAATGTTTATTACAGATTTGTAAGCATCATACAATACCTTGTAGTAATTTGGAGGATTATTGTAATAACAGACAGAAATGGTTGGATTTTGTCAGTGAAAAATATTTGGATATTATCGTAGATAAGAAGAAGAAGAAAGATATAGCAAAGAACCTCTTTATTCGCTTGATGTATGGTGGTGGATTTAAACGATGGGTTGATGATTGGAAGTTAGACCAGTCATTCAAACCTACATGCGAACTGGATTTATTTATCAAAGAATTCAAAGACATACAGGAGACGATTACGAATGCGAACCCTACCATTTCTAAAATTGTGAAACAACAAGATGTTGAAAAGAAGAAGAACTGGGACAACTTACCACCTGAAAAACAGATTGAAAAACCTTATTATCCTAAAAACATTCAAGCATCTACTACATCATTCTACTTACAAGAATGGGAAGTTCGTATTTTAGAATGCTGTTATATTTATCTCGTAGATAATGGTTATATCAAAGACAATGTTGGTTCTCTCTGTGCTGATGGTCTAATGATAATGAGAGAGAATTACAAGGATAGTTTGTTAGATGAATTAAGCGACCTAATCAAAAGAGAATTTAATTTTGACCTGAAATTTGCTACGAAAGATTTTGACGAAGGATATAACAAGATTATTGACAAACATATTGACTTTGACCTTCGTGGAAAAGAAACTGGTAAATTAGCAGATTTCTTTTATATGATGAATGGTAATCAATGGGTCAATCACAATAGTCAAGTGTATTATTACAATGATATTGTATGGTGTGCCGATGATAAGGAGAAAAACAATCTTTCTAATTTCGTGGATACAACATTCAATAAACAGATTGTCAAATACTTGTCTTGGAAAATCAAACCATTAGAAGAAGAATTACAGCGATTACTGGTTAATAAGAAACAGAACAAAGAACTGATAAAAGATGTTGAGAGAGAAATCGCAGAACTGGTCTCATTACGCAGTAGTATTTCATTCTCTTGCCGAACCAGTGGTATGAGGTCAGGCATTATCAAAGACATTATCAGTAAGATTAACAACACCAGTATCATTTGGAATAAAAACCCTTATATTTTTGCTTTCAACAACAAGATATTTGATTTGAGAAATGGCGAATTTGTCAAACCGAATAGTAGAGATTACATCAATCAAACATGCGGTTATAATTGGGTGGTTTCTCCACACAATAAGAAGGATAAACTTAACAAGTTGTTAAACGAAATCTACCCTGACCCTGAAATTAAGAACTGGGCGATGCTTATCTTTGCTACTGGTCTGTGTGGTATTGCTATACAGAATTTCTTTGTAGATACTGGTATTGGTGGTAATGGTAAGAGTTTTATCAATGAACTGATGTTGGCGACTGCTGGTGAATATGGTTATAAACTACCCAGTAGTATTTTATTCACTGAAATCAAAGATGGTGCTAATCCTCAAATAGCGAATTTGAAGTTCAAACGATTTGTTTATTGCGAAGAACCCAGTGCGGATAAGCGAATGAAGAGTGCCTGTATCAAAGAATTGACAGGTGGTTCTACGATTAATGCTCGTCTTAATCATTCAAATGATTGTAAGATTGAACTCTGTTTGACCTTTAAAATGGGTGCGAATAAAATACCGAATTTTGATAAGATTGACGAAGCAGTTAATAGAAGAGTAAGACCTACTCCATACGAAAGTTTGTTTCTTACAAGGGAGGATTACGATAATGCTGATGATAAAACAAATATGTTTTTAAGAGACCCGAAACTTGCTGAACCACGATTTAATGATGAATACCGAATGGTTTTCTTTGATATTTTAAAGGACTACTTTAAAGAGTGGTTCAAAAATGGTTTCCCTGAAAGACCTAATAAGTGTAAGGCAATACAGAATGTTTTAATGGCGAATGGTGATGATTTATATGGTTGGTTTTCTAACTTGTATGAAGAAGCAGATGGCGAAACATTACCAGCAAAAAACGTTTTTAACAGATATAGTAGTAGTGATTTCTATATGAATTTATCAAAAGCAGATAAGCGAACTTTTAACTATTCAAAATTCACAGAAATGGTGAAGGAGAATTTCCATTTGAAGAAGTATTTTAATATATCTACGAAAGGAAACACTTTTAGGGGGTGGAAACTGAAACCAGTTGAAGAAGAAGTTGATAATGATTAAATTATCTTTATAAATTGTTTGTATTATTAACTTGTGTATTTTCTCTTATACAAGTTAATAAGAGAGGTAGAAAAGTAGAAATCTTGCCCCGTTTTGGGTTTTCCCCTATAAGGGTTCTACTTTCCCTGTTGTATAAAACCCTAAAACGGGGCAAGATTTCTACTTTTCTACCTGTCCTTATATTTTGTATATGATAATTCCTGTTTTCTATTGATTTTGTATAAGAAAAAAAATAAAAAATTGAAAGGGATATAAAGACATTCCACTATCCTATACAAAAGGATAGGAAAACCCCCCGATGAATGTTTCAAAACTAAATAACCTGAAAAAACGACTAATAAAAGACACAGATGACCCTGAATGCCCCCATCTCTGTAAGATACTGGGAACAATAGAAGAATGTCTTGTAGATGCTAAAAAAAAGGCAAAAGTAGCAGACGCAGAAAGGAGGTTGTCTTATCAATGGACGAAAGTAGAATGTGAATATTGCTATAAAGAAGTTTATAGAGCAAATCTCTATAAACATCATCGCACAAAGGCATGTGGATTTCACGACCAAAATGAAAATAAAAAACCGACAAAAGACAATTTAGAAAAAGTATTCCAAATTTTAGAAAAATAAAATATCAATATAAAATATATAAATGTCAGTCGCATCAGCAATTAATTTAGAACCAGCAGTTTTAGGTGGTGGTGGAAGTCAAGTGACAAGTAATTATATCGCTTATAATCCCGCACCCAGCGGTAATATAACAGGAGAATACATATATACTACATCGTCAATACCAGTAGGAACATATTTGATGAGTTACACAGCAGGTCTCGCATTTCCTCTTTCAGCATCGGGAAATGGTGTAATAGGGGCATCAGTTACAAATGCGTCATCAGTCGTGTTGTTTGGTGAGGTGGGACAAACTCTTATATTACCATTTCCAAGTTTCCTTTCAGCAACAGCAATAATTACAATTGCTACGCCAACAACAATTACATTCACAATAAATCCAGGTAATACATATGGTAGTTCTTGGGATTTAGATACTTTTAATGTCTCCATAGTTCAAATTGCTTAAAAGAAATTATTAAAAATTATATATATAGTATATATAAATGTCAGTCGCATCAGCAATTAATTTAGAACCAGCAGTTTTAGGTGGAGGTGGTGGAAGTCAAACCCTCGCACAAGTATTAACCACAGGTAATTCTGCTGGTTCAAGTGATATAAATATGAATAATAATGATATAACAGGAGCAAACGCTATTACTTGTGCTACTTTAAATTATACAACACTTAACCCACCAGTAGGAGGTGGAACAACTCTACCGTTTTACGTTCAAACAAGTATTTTACCTACACCAATTTTTAACTATAACAATCCAGTAGAATTTTTAAATGATATATTATCAATACCAAATGTTCCAGCAGGAACATATAACCTTTTTGCGATGTTCGCTGGAAATATAAATGATAGTATGAGCGTTCAATCGTGTAGGTTTTATACAGGAGCAAACGCAACAGGAACAGAACTTCTAAATTATTACAATTCTTCTACCCCAATAAATAATGGAACTGTTCCATTTAGTATGAATGGAATAGTAACTCTTGCTTCTACAACTACACTTTATTTATATGTTGAATTACTTTTCACAACATCAACCGCATTAACTTGGGAGGTTATTAATTTAAACACAGGTTATATTAAAATTGCTTAAAACTCTCCATCAAAATTAAATTCATTACCGACAATTTCTCTGTTTGCCAACGCATATTCGCTGACCCGACTTTCAAAGAAATTCGTCTTACTTTCAATACTTATTTTTTCCATGAAGTTGAATGGATTTTTAGCATCAGGATATATTTTATCAATTCCTAATTGAACTGCTAATCTATTTGCTACAAATTGTATGTATTCAGTCATTAATGCTGAATTCATACCTATTAAACGACAAGGTAATGCTTCTACGATAAAATCCGTTTCAATATCAACTGCTTCACGTATGATATTTGTTATAATAGTTTCTGCGTGTCTTATTTTAGGCAAATGTTTGTATAATTTAACAGCAAACTCGGCGTGTAATGCCTCATCTCTGCTAATCAATTCATTTGAAAAAGTGAGACCACGTAAGATGTTTCTTTGCTTTAACCAAAATATCGCACAGAAATTTCCACTAAAATGGATTGCTTCAACACAAGCAAAAGCAATTAATCGCACTTGAAAAGGAGCGTTTGATTGAATGTATTTCATACACCAATCTGCTTTTGCTTTGATTACTGGCATGGTCTTTATAGAATTAAACAACTGGTCTTTTTCATCTTTGTCCCTGATGTATGCGTCAATAATGTTGCTATAAACCTCTTGATGAATGCCTTCCATTGCTATTTGAAATCCGTAGAACAATCTTGCTTCACCGATTTTCACATCGTTATAAAACCTCAAAGCGAGGTTCTCGTTAATGACACCATCAGCACCAGCAAAAAAAGCGAGGACGTGTTTAATAAACCACCTCTCACTCTCTTCTAAATTATTCCATTCAGTCAAATCCTTACTTAATTCAATTTCTTCGGCAACCCAAAATGATGCGACTGCTCGTTTATACATGTCAAATAGGTCAGGGTATTTTAGTGGTAAAATAGTAAATCTACTTTCGTCTTCTGTTAAAATATCGCTCATTTTATATACAATTACAAAATAAAATCTAAATTTATACTATAATGCCTATTCCAATTAATTTAGAGTTGTATAATATTGTGAAAAAAGAAGCAGACCGAATATACAGCAAACCAAGTGCCTACAAATCAGGTTATATAGTGAAAGAATACAAGAAACGTGGTGGAAAATACAGCGGAAAAAAAACAAATACAGGTCTTACCCGATGGTATAAAGAGCAGTGGAAAGACATCGGTAATAAATCCTATCCTGTGTATCGTCCTACTAAAAGAATAACAGAAGACACTCCATTAACAGCAGACGAAATAGACCCAGTCCAAGCAGTCAAACAGATTGCTCTTAAACAGAAGATAAAAGGCACGAAAAATCTACCGAAATTTGAAGGAGGAAAGAAATTACCTCCAAATTTTATAAAAACCCTACCGACCCCAATACGAAATCCAGCGATAGATGATGATGATGATGATATAAACATACAAGTGACACCAATAGAACTACCACCTCCACCCCAACCCCAACCATTACAAGGTTTCTTTCAAGTTCCTTTTTTAAATGAAATACAACAACTTCTCAACCAACTTTTCCCTCCTCTCGCAGGAGAAGAACCACTTTTTCCTGCTTTCACAGGACAAGGCAGAAAACCCGATGAATTCAAACAATCCATTCAACACGTTTTTGACATACTCGCAATAAGAGGCAAATTCAACATTATCGGGTCAGCATCTAATCAAGACATTCTCTATTATAGTGATTTTGACCTTGCTACGTTTGAAAAGGTTTCCTTACAAAGTATCAAAAAAATCTTTCAAAACAAGTTCAAAGAGGCACTCAAAAACCCCACTATTTTTATAACTGATTTCAAATGTGGAGAAGTTGATGGAGAACCTGTCCGTTGGAACAAAACAAACATTAAAACTGGTAGTCAAATCGTTGATGGTAAGAGAATAACACTGGAAGAATGTCTTTTAATGCCTTCTACAATCAAGATGGATATTGTTGCTCTAATTGATGGTGATTTTGTTGAATTCAGTGATAATTATTATCTGTCTGTTAATGGTGTCAAAAATTATAGTGATGAAGAAGTTTCCAAGAACGTTCTTTTGAAAGAACTGGAAAAATCTGCCAAAGAATACTACAACGATAAACCACCTAATTATTTCAAATACTTAAAAAGAGTGTTCTCTATCAAGACGATGAAGAACCAATCAACAACGAAACTGGTAGATTTTTTTAACTCACAAGTGGGTCTTTTAAACAAATCTAAAACAGATTTAGAAACGTTGATTTTAGTTTTAGAGAACAAGTTTAGAAAAGTTAAACTGGAAGATGTGTGTAATAACATTCAAATCATCAAACAAAATATAAGTGGTGTTAGTGAAGTTGAGTTTAAATCAACGTTATACAAAGATTTAGATAAAATCTGTTCTTACAAAAATCAAACAAGCATCATTAAAAATCTAAAAAAGGTCATTAACTATCTCCAAAAAAAAGTTAATGAAACAACATTACATTTTATCAAAAAAAATAAAATCTAAATAGATTAATATAGATGAACTTTGAAAATATAGGCGACCCAATTGCTTTATTAGTCAATACAAAAGACAAAAAGAAGAATAAGGTTTTGAGTATAGGTAATCCAAAAGATTGTGTCAATTCTTTCAGTGAATTCAAAATACAAAATGAAAACGAACATTTCCAACAAATACCAAACAAACATACAGAGAGAAACATTCTATACATTACTGGTTCTTCGGGTTCAGGAAAATCGTATTATACAGCACAATACATTAAAGAATACAAAAAGATTTATCCAAAGCGGGAAATCTACTTGTTTTCCAGTGTAGGTGATGATGACCAGTTAGATAAACTCAAAGTCAAACGCATCAAACTAAATAATGACCTATTAAATGAGACCTTGACCGCACAGGATTTTAAAGATTGTCTCGTCATTTTTGACGATACAGATGCTATTACAAACAAACCTCTCAAAAACAAAGTCAATCAAATTCTTGATAGTATCCTACAAACAGGCAGACATTATAATGTCAGTTGTATTCTTACTTTTCATACTGCTACTGGCGGACGTGATACAAAGATGATTTTGAACGAAGCACACAGCATTACCATCTTTCCTCACAATATCGGTGGTAGGTCGTCAAAATATTTGCTTGATGGATATTTAGGGTTAGACAAAAACGAAATAAAAGACATCAAAGTCAATCCATCAAGATGGGTAAGTATTCTTAAAACATATCCTAAAATTGTTTTAAGTGATAAGATGGTTTATACATTATAGAGAGACCTTTCTACTATTATACTAAAAAGGTCTCTCTAACTACCCAAAATAAAATCTAAATTTAAAGTTAGAAATCTAAATTATAATCTTCATTTAGGATATATGAAGAACGATTTCTATTATTTAGAACAAACGCCAGTTGAACTCGCAAAGGATTTAATCAAACAAACTCCGTTTGATAATGCTGACACCGTGTATGAACCTTTCAAAGGTGAAGGTGCTTTCTACGACAATTTCCCTGAAACTACTTTCAAAGTTTATACAGAAATAGAAGAAGGTTTAGATTATAAGAATTACTCTCAACCTTACGACTGGGTAGTAACAAATTTTCCATTTCGTATTCACGATGAAAAAAAAGATAAACTGGTGAATTCATTTCCTCATTTTTTAGAATACTTTTCAAAGAGAGCAAGAAAAGGCATGGCGTTTTTAATGAATGATAAATGTCTATCTGCTCTTACACCAAAAAGATTACAGGAATTACAGAATGAAGGGTGGTATATCCAAAAACTTATTGTCTGTGCTGTGAAGAAATGGCGTGGTAGATATTTCTATATAATCTTTCAAAAGAAACCTTGTGAATTTTATAAACATTTAATAACAAATTACTAAAAAATAATATAGGTGAAATATATAGATGACGTCAAGGGAAAATATCCAATCAGGACAAATCGCTTATTTGTATAGTGTTATTAATAGTGGAGCAATTCCAGTATATCCTCCTGCTAATGATATAGTGACTATAACTGGAAACCAAACTATTACTGGTGATAAGGTATTTACGGGAAATGTTAATGCCCCTACGGTTAATGTTTTAGACGACAGCACTTCTGTTGCTACTACTGAATGGGTCAAGGACTACGTGCCTACTATTACTGGTGGTTTCGTCACTGCGAGTGCGAACAATGTATTCACGGGCATCAATAGTTTTGTTAATCCAGTAACTCCTACAATTACCACTTTTGATGGTATTGATATGAACGGAGGTGATATTATACAAGTGGATAATATTGACTTGGTGACTATTAATGGGTCTGCTTATCCTCCTGTGGTTTCCGCAGATACTTTAAGTGCTGTCCTTACTGCTGGTAATAACGCAGGAAGTAATGATATTGATATGAATAGCAACGATATTCTGCTTGTTAATAATATTGACTTGGTGACTATTAATGGGTCTGCTTATCCTCCTGTGGTTTCCGCAGATACTTTAAGTGCTGTCCTTACTGCTGGAAATACTGCTACGAACAGCATTATCTTAAATAATGGTGCTACAAATGTGATTACTACTAACCCTTCATTAAACACAATTGTTATAACAGATGGAACAACTACAAATACTATTGACCAGTCGGGATATACAACGAGAAATTCAGTTCAAAACTCAACACATTTTCTAAATTTTAGTGATAGTAGTTCTACTGGGGTTGGTGCTGTTCAAAAAACTGCTGGAATAGAGTGTAATCCTTCAACTAAAACTATTACTGCTACTACTTTTGTAGGGGATTTGACTGGTAATGCTACAAGTGCTACAACCGCAACAGGAGCAACAGACATTACGATTACAGACAGCACCGCTACTGCTGGAACTTTTTATCCTACTTTTGTGAATAGTGCTGGAACAAATAAATCAGTTAGAATAGATACTACTGGATTATCATATACTCCTTCTACCGACACTTTAACTGCGACTACTTTTAGTGGAACTGCTACAAGCGCAACAGACATTACGATTACAGACAGCACCACTACTGCTGGAACTTTTTTACCTACTTTTGTGAATAGTGCTGGAACAAATAAAACAGTTAGAGTAGATACTGGATTAACATATACTCCTTCTACCGACACTTTAACTGCGACTAATTTTGATGGAAGAGCAACAAGAGCAACCAATTTAGCAGGTGGAGTGCCTGCGGGAATTCCTTATCAAATTGGTCTCAATAATACTACTTTTTTACCAAACGGAACAGTAGGTCAAGTTATACAATCAAATGGAGGTTCAAATGCCCCTTCTTGGGTTACTCCTTCTACATCTGCTACTACTATTGCTATAACTAATACTAATGCTCCTACTGCTGGAACTTTTTATCCTACTTTTGTATCGGCATCAGGTTCAGGTCAAACTTTACGAGCAGATATTACTGGGGGAATATCAGGATTAGAATATACTCCTTCTACCAATTTACTTTCTTTAACCGACGGCACTGAAACCGTTTCAATATCTCCAAGTTCTATTGCTGGTGCTTTAAGTATAACATCAAACAATATTACTGCTTCTACACAGTTACAAATCGCTGGTGTTGGAACTTTTGCTACAAGTGGTATTAATTTTTTACAGATACTTTCGTTTTCCAGTGCTGGAAAAGGTATTCTTGAAAAATCAGTAACAACAAATTCAGGATTTACTTTGACTACCAATGATGCTTTTCAAACTATTGTCGCCACAGGAGCAACAACAAGAACATATGTATTACCACCGCCTTCGTTAGGAACAGTAGGGTATTGGTATTCATTTTGTAATAAATCAAGTGGAGTAGCGAATAATGTGATAGTTCAATATCCAGCAGGAACGGTTCTTGTCACTCTTGTTGGTGGTAATCCTAATGCTGGAAATAGTGCGAGATTTGCTGTTGTTGCTGGGGGAGCAAGTTATTTCGCTATATCAAATTCTTAAATCGTCTCTGCTCTATCACGCTTCGCAATAAAACCCACAGCATCTTCGCTTCTACAAAAAAACCTATACAACGGGTATTTTATAACAGTCATACCTTTCTGCTTACGAGGTTTGCTATAAAAAAAGTATTCAAAATAATCAAAATCTAAAAAGTCAAGAATGTAATAACGCAATTCTTTTGGTATTTTTTTAAAAAAGGGGATAATTTCCATACTATATATATAATATAGAATGGAAAATGACTGGACGGTAGATATAGAACGTGTGCTGGAAAAAATAAGACAAAACTGCGTGGTATTATCAAACGAACACAAAGCACAATACTTTCACCTAAAATACATCTTACAATTCTTCCGCCTTCCTGTAATCATCATTTCGGGCGTGAATTCAATCGTGTCAGTTGGATTTCAACCATACCTTAAACAAGGTGCGATTAGTATAACCACATGTATTCTTGCTCTCACGTGTTCTATTATCGGTTCAATTGAGTTGTATTTAGCAATTCAAAAGGGTATGGAGAACGAGTTTGCTTCACAGCAATCGTATTATCTGCTCGGTGTAGACATCTTTAAAAATCTATCATTAGCAAGAGAACACAGACCTATACCCGCAAAAGAATATTTGGATAAGTGTTATAATGAATATGTGAAACTAACAGAAAATTCTAATGCTGTTATAAAAAATTTAGAAGATAAACTCTCACCATTACCTATTTCAATAACAACATACTCTAAACAAGAAGAGAAGGAAGAGGACAATACAGAAGATAATGTAGTTGTTACTTTGACAGAGAAAGAGTAGTTCAATATCACGGTTTAACTTTTTAGGATTTCTCATTCTTATAAATAGATTATAGATTAAAATACAAAAAAAATAATCTCAATCTATTTTATAGAAATGGAAACGAAAGATTTAGATAAACTATTTGAGGACAAAAATATCTCACAGAGTTCTAAAACTTTGTATCTAAAAAATTTAGAACGCTTGAATGGAGGGGTCTTAAAGAATTTCAACTTCTTGAAAGACGTAGAAAAAGTAATGGAAAAAATCCAAAAGTATAAACCAAATACTCAACGGACTTACATTATTTCAGTCGTATCCTTGTTAAAATCTCTCTGTGCTATTCAACCAAAGAAATACAAAAAGTTATACGACAAATATTATCCATATTTAGAAACTCTAAATAAAGATTTAAAAAGTAATATTGAAAAGACCGATAAAGAGAAAGAGAACTGGATAGACCAAGACGCAGTAATGTCTAAACTACAAGAGTTAAAAGACAAGGTTAATCCTACTGCTAAAAAACTTAATGAAACTCAATATCAAGACCTTCTTAATTATCTATTACTATCTCTCTACACTTTACAACCACCACGTAGAAATGCTGATTATCAAAATGCTTTGATTACCAAGAACCCTGATTTCAAGAATTTAGATTGCTTTAATGACTACAATTGGGTTGATTTGAATGACAACAAATTTATCTTTACAAAGTTTAAAACGTCCAAAACATATCAAAATCAAGAAGTAGGAATTTCACCTGAATTAAGAGAGGTAATAGATTTATATATGAAACATCACCCACTTCGTAAGTTGCTTACAAAGAAAACGCAAATACCTTTTATCGTGAATAATAACGGAGAACCTTATACAAATAATAATGACTTCACTCGTTTGCTTTATAAGATATTTGATAAAAAGATAGGTGCGAGTATGCTTCGTAAGATATTCTTAACTTCAAAATATAGTGATACAATGGATAATTTGAAGAAAGATACGAACGACATGGGGACATCTACTTCCACTGCTGAAAATCACTATATAAAAGAATAAGATTATTATTTTTCAACTTCTAAAATCAATATTAGAAAGACCTTTTTACTATATTACTAAAAAGGTCTCTCTACTTAACCCAATAAGAAACTAATTCATCGCCAGTCATTCCTGTTTCTTTCTTCCACTTACTTATAAAGTCAATGAAATCTTCTAAATTATAATAAAAGTCCTTCATCATTATTGTTCTTAAAATAACCCAACGACCGCATGTGTTAATTCCGTTTTTAAGTTTTTGAAACTTTTTTTTGTTATAGACAATAGGAACGTCTTTTGGAACTTTTTTGAAAAGGTCTGTTAAAAGGTCTCTGTCTTGTCCTAATAATTTTCTTACACATTTAGGAATGAAACTCAATTCACTATCCACGAATATGCCGTAACTATCAAACGCTTCCAGTGTGTCCTTCTTTGTTTTCGGGTCAGTATATCGGTAGATGGCAACCCAATGACCGCTATTCTGTTTCTGCTCTATAAGAATAATCTTATAACTTCTATCGTGAGGAAGCAAGTCGTAGATTGAATTCACATTTGCTAATTCGTTGTATTTGATAATGTCATCGTAAGCACTTTCACCGAGATGTTTCCTCAAATCCAAATCGGTAATATTTGTTGAAATAGTTTGTTCTAAACTTTGTATTGGTTCTTGTTCCATTATATATACTAATCTATATTTTTTATTCGTTTATTTAGCAAAATATAATCTAATATAATAGTATAGTAGAAATCTAAATGGTTCATTTTCAGCAAGATTATTTAGTAGGCACAGCGAAGCAAAGAGTTGTCTTACCTTATTTACAGCAACATTTTGGAGATATAACTCCAACAGAAGAACGATGGGCGAAATATGATTTTTACAATCAAAACGCCATATTTGAATTGAAGTCAAGAACAAACAAGAAGAACCATTACCCAACAACTTTGATGACTTGTAATAAAGTGATTGATACAGAGAAGGATATATATTTCTTGTTTTATTTCACGGACGAACTTTGTTATATAAAGTATGACCCCGAACTATTTAGCAAGTTTGAAAAGAAACCATATTCAAGAATTAACGAACAATTTGACGAGAAGGACTACTATTTCATTCCTATTTCTAATTTAGAAACTATTAAGAAGTTTTAAAAATTTTCTCATCTAATAATATAAATGAGTTTAGCAAATTTAGCAGGTCTTAATCCAAAAAATCCGCTTGTCATCGTATCCGCAGAAACACTATTAAGTGGTGCTCCTGCCTTTACGCCAGTAGCACAAACTTTTGTTCCAACCGCATCGGCATCTGCTCCATACCAACTAACTACCGCAGGTCTAACATCATTAAACGTTGCTGAATGGAATGCTCTTACATTAGCAAATTTTCATCTAAAAGGTGTTAATAATGGTGTAGCAGTAGTATATGAATTAGTTTCATTTACAGGTGGTTCTGCCTCAACCCCTAACACATTAACTTTTGAAATGACCCCATTAGTCACATTAGGAGCAAACCAAATAAACCAAGTATATATTGGTATTAACACTCCATCAATAGTTTAAATAAAAATCAATATTATAAACAGATTATTACAATTAATAATCTATTTAGTATATATAATGAATTACAGCGAGATAATAGAGATGCCTAACGAGGACAGGTTGTATATCCACTACGAAAAGAACAGACACCCAGTATGGATAGAGCATTTTGATTTGAAAACGAACATATCCATGACATATATAGTCAAGAAGTTAGGCAAAAGTAAGATTTTTACAAGAAAAAATCAAAATAGGTGATTTAGATTATTACATATATAGCAGAAATAGATATATACAAGTAATAATTTATAAATTATTACTATTAGAAATCAAAAATATATCAAAATGTAGAAATCTATAAGTGATATTGAGATATATTTAGATATTTACAAGTAGAAATCAAGAAATACCTATCTACTACCACACTAAAAGGGTCTCTCTAAAAGGATATTTAGATTTAGAAATAATAAAAGAATAAAAAATATTTGTAGAGTATATATAAGATGTCTCAACTTGATTTAAGGAAGAAAGATACTAACCCCGATAAGGTGTATTACGATTTAACAATATCTAATATCAATAACGACAACGGTTCAAACCCAGTCAATAGTCCTCCTCTTGTCTTTAACGAACAACGTCAAAATGCTATTATCAATAACACAGGAGATTATTATTTATCTATTGTTCGTTTCCAACTGGATACTACCAGTTTGCCTGTTTTCATTCCTCTTATTCAAAATTTTGAAGAGCAATCAACTAACTCATCTAACCCTGACGTTATTCCCGCAAATTCACCTTTTACAACAGCGTCTAACGTGATGAGTATATACTCCATTACTATTGAAGATAATAACGGACAAGAAGTTCAATCTTATATTCAATGGTCTCCACAAATTCAAAATGTTGATGTTCCAGCACCAAATCCACCGACAATTTCTAATCCACTCCAACGAGAAACCGAGTATTATTTTTGTTATTCATTTGAATGGTTTGTAGATTTAGTGAATGTAGCAATACAGGACGCTATTAGTGCCTTAACAGTCCCACCAGCAACTAATCCTATCTGCTTTTTATCTTGGAATACTACTTCTAACAGTGCTTCTTTATATTTAGACCAAGCAAATTTTAGCGGTGCTACACCCGTTCTCAAATTGTATTTCAATCAAGCGTTATTCACATTATTTAGCAGTTTTCCAGCATATTATTACGGAAGTGTTGGTGTTACAAATGGTAAGAATTACCAACTTTTTGTGAATAACACATTACAAGGGTTAAATACCATACTATTACCTGTCACAGTAGTCGCACCAGCAACTCAAACAACCTGTATCCAATTAAATCAAGAATGGGATACTACCCAACTCTGGACGCCTGTATCAAGTATAGTTTTCACAACTGCTACATTTCCTATTGTTCCTAACCGATTATCACCATCACAGACATTCTTTAACGGAGTTTTGATTAATCTATCAACAGAGGCGAATAATGCTAATTTCGCACAGGTTATTACAGATTTAGCAAGTGGAGACCTCTGTTATAAACCCAGTTTGTTGTATGAACCAACCGCCCAATATAGAATGATTGACATGTTTGGAAATACACCATTGACGAATATCAATATCCAAGTATTTTGGAAGACAAAATTAGGAACTTTTGTTCCTTTTCGTTTAGCAACAGGTAATTCTTGTAGTATGAAACTACTATTCACCAAAAAAACCTCTGTTCCTGACAACGGAAACCAATAGTTTAGGGTATTTTTTGTTTAGAAAGTTTTTTTATAAATGTTTAATCTATAAAAAAAAATATCTTACTATTCTATATAAGATGGACGCTCCGTTATTTCATACTGCTCTTGTCACTGACAGTAAGATTGCCCAAATTACTGATGACCTCGCATTTGCCGTTTATCAAGGTGCTTCTTCAAACACTTTTCAACAATTTACTGCTGTATCTAACTCCAACAGTAATCTTACCTTCAACGTTCAAATACCAAGTGAGAGCGTTGTAATCAATCGTGAAGTTTTACTCAACGCAACAATGACTATTTCACTTGGAATTTCCAATGTTCCATCAGGAGAACAAGCATTCAACTACGGACAGACCGATGCTTTCCAAGCATTTCCTCTTTCAAAATCATTTAGCACTACTACTGCTACTATCAACAACTCCAACGTATCTACCAATACCCAAGACATTATTGATGTCTTATTGAGAATGAATAATAGTAGAGAACTTTTGAGATACTCGGGTATGACACCTTCTTACCCTGATAGTCAATACGCCGAATATTCAAGTGGTTATTTAGCAAATAACAACCCTCTTGCTTCATACAACAATGCTTCCTATGATATTGACCAAGTTCCTCGTGGTGCTTTCCCTCTATCAGCAATCACAATTCTACACAACATTACCGCTGGTGGAACAGATACTTCTTTAATTTCAACCAACATTTTAGACACTTGGACTATTGTATTAAGCATCAATGTGACTGAACCAATCTTTTGCTCTCCTTTTATCTTCGGCGAACCTGATATGAACTGCTCGGGTTTAGCAGGTATTAACACTATCAACCTCGTAATGAATATTGATGGTTCATTAAAACGTGTCTTCTCAACTATGGCGGGTAGTCAAGTTGGTTCTTCATATACTTATACCATTTCTCCTGGTAATACTTTGAGTTCAGGAACTACTTTATTCACCAATCCTCAACTATTAATGAATTTCTTATCAACCCAACCAACTCAACTTGTTCCATCAAGAGTAGTTACACCGTATATTGACTACCCACGTTATATCTCATCACAAACTCAACAGGGAGCATTACCAGCAAGTAATACTGCTACTTATACTTCCCAAAATATCCAATTAAATCAACTTCCTGATTATTTCTTCATTGTTGTTCGTCCTCAAATGGCGAACCAAACAATTACTACCCCTGCTTCGTTTTTAACTATCAATAGTATCACCATTAATCTTAACAACGTATCGGGCATTTTAGCGTCCGCCACTCCTTTTGACCTGTGGAAAATGTCTGTCGCTAATCATTCTACTCAATCTTGGTTAGAATTTTCAGGTAAAGCGAATAACGTTGTTGGAGCAACAGCACCAGCAACAGGACAAGTCGCTCAAACTGTTGGAACAACTGGTTCTATCCTTGTTCTTTCACCTGCTCTCAATCTTTCATTATCCAATATGCTTTCCAACTCATCTATCGGTCAATTCAACTTCCAATTTAACATCAATGTCACCAATAATTTAGGTGTATCCGTAAATCCTGAAATTTTGGTAGTCACTGCTAATAGTGGTATGTTTGTTACTTCAATGGGTTCATCATCTATCTTCACTGGTCTTCTAACAAAACAACTTGTATTAGACGCAAGTGAAAAGCAAAGTGAAAACCCAATCCAATCATCACTTATCAAGAGATTAGTTGGTGGTAAATCAGGTAATATGCCTACTTCTGCTTTTAAACATCTTATCGGCAGAGATGGTATGCGTAAAATCGGTGGTATGAGTTCTTATTCGGGTGGTGCTGAAAGCGGAGGACGTATGTCAAAACTTTCAAAACTTTGTATGTAATTCAAAAAATTTAAGTGATTAGAATTTTATATGAAAATAAAAAAAAATTGATTAATAAATTGTATAAGATAATTTATTAATCAAAAAATTGATTTAAAGAGATAATCTTAATATATTGTATAAGAGAAAAGAATGAATTGTGTAATCTGTTTAGAACCAAACGATAATAAAACCAAAGCATCATCACCAGCAGTTTTCAAGTGTTATACTTGTAATGATGGTTTTGTATGTAATAAATGTATTCCCAAATTTGACCCATGTGGTAGTATCTTTTTAGATACATTACATCAGGTCAAAAAGACAATCAAATGTCCTTGTTGTAGAACCCTCAACTGGAATTACCACTACAATCAAATAATAAGAATTACTCTTGATGACCCAAGCGAACACCCTGAAAATGCTGTTAGTAAGGTTGTAATTAGAAACAGATTTGGAGGGGATTGTTGTGGTTGTGGAAGTAATAACATTGCTGTTGAGGACTATGGAGGAAGAGAAGGAGTTAATATGTGTAGAAAATGTTTCGGTCTTCCAAGTGATAGTGAAAATGATGATTATTAAAAAAAAATTACAGAAAATTGAAATACCTTTTTTAGAATTTATTATAGGCATTAAAAATAAAATTGAAATAAAATTGATTTGAATTGTTATATATATCTTATACAACAATATACGAAAATGACAACTATCCAAATTATTACCAATACCGAATTCAACAAACAATACAAGAACAAGACAGGCAGTTTAATGTTTCCCAGTAATTATTGGGACTGCTTACATTATTGCGACGAAGAAAAACTAAAAAGCAATCTACCAACTCCTCTACCAAAAGGAGCAAAAATATTGTATGTGCTAATTCATACTGATGCCTCACCTGACTATAAGAACATTGCGAACACATTAGTGCCTTACAGAACACCTCTCTGTGCTGACCGAAACGCAGATGGAGCATATTACTACACCAGTAGGCATGGGTTTAGTATGTGGGCGGTTAATCACCCAGTAGGAGATGCTATTATTGTGGTTAATAAAAAATAAAAAAAATTTGTAATTGTAATCTATAACTAAATTTCCCTTTTTTTGTTGATTGACAGAAAATTGAATTGCTTTTTTTGGAATTTATTATAGGCATTAAAATAACAAAATTTAAGTGAATTGAAATTTAGCAGGATTAAAAAAAAAATTGAAATCAAAAAATTGATTTATAAAATAGGTATTATCTTATACATCAAGTTAAACGAAATCAATTATCAAAATGACTGGAAAACTTACTAAAACTGATATGATTGACGCAATCTCACTCTATTTTCGTAAGAAGGGACAACGCCTTACAAATCTACAAAAATCTCCTATTAAGAAATTAGAAGAAATCATTAAAAAGTATAATCTTAATATGGACGAATTATTAGAACAATTAGTAGAATGTCGTGAAAAGGACAAGATTGCCGAACAAAAAAGAAAAGAAGAACAAGACCGAATTGATGCTGAACGAGCATTAGAACGAAAAAAAAAAGAAGACAAAAAAAAAATGATGTGGAGAACTTTAAGTGATGAAGATAAACTTAAAGTTAAAAAAATTCAATATGATAGATATGTTGAAACTACTACAAAAGAAAATTTAGAAGCAAAACTTACTACTGATAGAATGGAAGAAATGTATAAAAAACAAGGATTACCAAGTTATTCTCTTATAAGAGAAAATGACAATACTTTAATTGTAAAAGGAATTCATGTCATTAATGGTTGGATTTCTCACATTAAATCACAAGAAGAATATGAGAAAAATGTTGATGATGATGGTGAATTCTACGATTTTGATTATTGGACTGCTGTTTGTAGATACAACGAAGACCTTATTTTAGACCTGTATGAAGCAGAAATGTTGAAACAAGGTTTTTGGTTTGGTGATGATGGCGAATTTTATAAAACAATTAGAGTAAAAAAAAATAAATAAAACCTTTTAGATGTAAATTAATTAAATTTAGGCATTTGCCTTTTTTTTATTTTTTTATCTCTATATACAATATACACAAATGGCGAGTTTAATGTATAATACCCTTTTTGAAACTCCTTACAACGAGAATTTAATGAGACAAGTTAGAAATAACGCTTTAAGAAAACAATACTATAATCCTGATGAACCTCAACATATCTCTTATAATACTTATCCAAGTGTTAATGGTTCGGGACGTGGTAGTGTTCTAATGTGTGGTGGAGCAAGAACAGGAGACCCTCGTAGTTTAGGATTTGATTACGACCCACGTTATTTAAGGTCAGGTTCTACCATCAACTTTCCTTCCTATAATTTTGATGATATGATGCGTATTTCTTCTTCGGGTGGTGTCCGTAATGACGGATTTCATTACCACGATGATTTTAACCCATATTACAACAGAGTTGTTTCTGCTAATTTTGGAACAGCAAGACCATCATTTAGCAGAGGTATGGAATATTCCCATCACGGTGGTTCAAAAATCGGTGATTTTTTCAAGAAAGTCGGTCATTTTTTAGCACCAGTAGGACATGCCGTAGCACCTGTTTTAAAAGATGTTGGTAAAGAACTTTTAGTTGATGGAATTAAAGGTGCTATTACTGGTGCTGGTGGAAAACGCAGAGGCAGACCAAGAAAGGGGGTTGTTGGTGTAGGTCATTTTGAAGGTTCAGGACACCCAAGTGGTAGTGCTATTCCAAACGACATGTATATGGGTTCGGGAAAATTTGAAGATAAAGTCATTAGAACATTGACAAAAAAATTCACTGGTGGTGTTAGTAGAGCACAACTACTCGCAAAATTAAGAGAAGATGCTGAAAACGTATATTCTCAATTACCACCGATGAGTGGATTGAGTAAGGAACAAGCAATTACAAAAATAATGAATATTCTAAAAACAAAATCACAACTCCATCAACGTCCTATTAGTGAAATCGTAGATGTTATAAAAACATTAGCAAGTATGGAACGCCCTACTGGTGGTAGTTTCAAATCTTTTTTCCGTAAAGTCGGTAATACATTAAAATCAGTAGGCAAAGCAGTAGCACCCGTAGCAGTTCCAGTTTTGAAAGAAGTTGGTAAAGACCTTTTAAAAGGTGCTATAATGGGTTCTGTTGTAGGGTTAGGTAGAAAGAGAGGAAGACCAAAGGGTTCAGGTGGTAAGCGTTCAAACGTAAATAAAGAAGGCGAACCAAAAATGTGCTGTTTCCCTGCTGGTGAATGTGGAGCAAAACCTACTCGTGCTGGACGTCCAAAAGGAGCAAGGAATAAAGCAAAGACAACTGGCGGTGCTGGTGCTTCGGTTGATAGTGCTGGTATTCTTTCAGTCACACCAAATCCTCCACCTGAAATGGAAGTCGTTGGTGGTAAATCAAACATCGGTCGTAAAATCAGGAATACTTTCAAAAAGGTAGGTAAATTTTTAGCACCTGCCGTTCCTGTATTAAAAAATATAGGAAAAGAGGTTTATAAAGAAGTCAAACCTATTCTTGTTGAAGAAGGTAAAAAAGCATTAAAAGAAGGCATTAAAGGTGCTGTCAGTGGTTCAGGAACAAAGAAAGGTCAAGTCCGTAAAACTGCTCGTAAGGCATACGAAGGCATTAAAAAACCTAATGCTCGTGCTGAAATCGTTAAAAAGGTAATGAGAGAACGTGGTGTAAAAATGATTGAAGCAAGTAAAATAGTAAAGGCAGAGGGACTTTATTAATATATTTAGAAATTTTTATATACTACTATAATATATAAAGATGCCTTTGATTTTAAATTACGCCGAGAATAGGAATGTTATTAATCAAGATAATCTCGCAAAGAAGAGAATTGTGAAAGCATTACAACAGCAGACCGCTTCATCTATTCCTCAAACTGACCCTGATTTAGAAGATAATGCTAATAAATATTTTGACAAGATTTTTGAATTATCTAATAGTATTGAGACCTATTTATTTGAATTAGGTGTTTTCGTTTCAAGTGAAGACACGTCAAAAGTAGATGTAGAAGCAGAACAATCAGCGAAAAAAGCAAAAGAACAAGCAAAAGTAGAAGCAGAAATCGCAAAATTAGAAGCAAAATTATTAAAAATACAAAGTGAAGTTGATAGAGAACAAAATAAGAAGAAACCTGATGAAACAAGAATAGCAAAGTTAGAAGAGCAATATTTTGAAATTCAAGATACTATTGAGGAACTTCAAAAGAAATTACAACCAAAATTAATACCACCTCCTATTTCATTAGAAGATTTTGGCGAAGAAGAAGAAGGACTGGAAGGCAGTGCCCGAAAAGTGGTTAAAGGCAAGAAACTCATATTTAAAGAAGAACAATCTATTCCTATTGTTGCCAAATTATTAAATTTATTCAATTCTTACAAAAAGGCATGGAAAGAATTAATCCCGTTTTCTGCTGGATTAAATACTGACCAACTAACAGATTTAGGAGTAATGGTTTCCACTGTTTCAAAATCACTTAACTCGTTTATTGAAGACACCAAAGTAGAAATTCCTAAAAACAAACAGCGAGTATATGAGCAATTATTTATTGCTGTTGATAGAATACAAACTATTCTTCAAGAAATAGAACAAATATACCAAAATATCTATTATTATTATTCTCAAAACAGCAGTCCTGCTCCAACCCAACTTGCTCCTCAATCAGTAGGTTCTACAACTGGTAGTGGATTTGCTGTGAGACCTTATTACAGCAGAACTCGTTTTTTATAATTCCTACCTTTTTAGTATAGGAGTAAAAGGGTCTCTCTAACTTGTCTTTTAAAAATGGAAAATAGAAAGTAAAAATCTAAAATAATAATCTACCATTAGTATATTAGATGATTGAAATTATAGATTTAATCCCATCTCCTAATCCTGATAAAAGGTATAGGATAATCATTAAAGAAAATGGTAAAATGAAATCGTTTGACTTTGGATTGAATGGTGCTAATACTTATATTGACAGTGGTGATAAGTTAAAACGAGAAAATTATTGGAAACGACATTGTGGTAATCCTATTGAAAGACAGAGAATACTAACGAACATACCATCACCAGCACTTTTCAGTGCGAAACTACTGTGGGGCAACAGTAGTGATTTAACAAATAACATTATATCTCTTCAAAGAGAGTTTAATAAAACAAAATAGAAAGACCTTTTTAGTATAGTAGTAAAAAGGTCTTTCCAAATACAGATTTCAAAAGTGATTTTATAAACAAAAAAATATATTCATATAATATAATGGGATATATAGTTCAATCTATTGTGTTTGATAAAAATAAAGGGTGGAACATTAAAACAGCAAGAAAGTGGATAAAAGACCACAAAGAATTTAGCGAACCTATTAAAGTTGATGAGACGACAAACACATTTCGGTTTCGGTTAATTCCACCTAAAAAGGCAGAACAGATGGGTTTCACCGATTACCGCATGAAGACATTAGCATCAGGAGACGTTGGTATAATGTTAGATATTGCTTATAACAAGTTGAAAGGTGGTGCTGGTATAGGCGGTTCTCTCGCTAATGAAGACCTACAAGCATTACTCGCAAAATCGTATTCTAAAAATCCCGAAGATTACAAAGATTTCAAAGTTGATAAATCACTTTCAGGACAACGAGTTCAAGTTTATCACAATCCTACAACCCAGCAGACCATCGTAGCACACAGAGGAACGTCATCTATTCCCAACTGGATTGAGAATGTTGCTTACGCTGTCAGTAATGACAAATCAGGCAAAGCATTCCAACATTCTAAAAAAATCCAAGACCAAGCATACCAAAAATACGGTAAGGAAAACATCACAACAATAGGTCATTCCAAAGGTGCGTTACACGCCCAAGAATATGGTAAGGAAGGCAAAGAGGTTATTACTTTGAATAAACCTGTCAATATTACAGACGCACTATTCACTCGTGTTCCAAAATCACAGACCGATATTCGCACTCAATATGACCCTGTTTCCTTTTTAAGACCTTTTCAAAGAGGTTCAAAAGTAGAGACCATCAAATCCACTACAAAAAATCCATTAGCAGAACACAAGACAAGTGTATTGGGACGATTAGACCCACGTAGATTATTCGGTAGTAGTATGATGTGTCCTCATTGTGGAGTTAATTGTTGTTGTGGTATGATGAGAGGTGGTATGATTGAAGAAGAAGAAGATGTTGGGGTTATTAATAATATTATTGATATTGAAACAGAACCCTATAATCAACAAATACAAGAATTAAGATATAGTTTATTGGGGCGACAAAATAGATTAAGGAGTTTGGGATATATGTCACGAGGAACTAATGAAAGGAATGAAATACAGCAACAAATTACATTACTTCGGGAACAAATAGGTAAAATTGAAAAAGAAAGAGATGATTTGATAGTAGAATTAAGTCAAAATTTAATGGAAAGGTTAAGAAATAGAGAAATCAAGAAGGGACGTGGTATGAGTGGTGGAGTAATAGTTAATTTCCCGAATGGTGATGTTGATATTCCGTTAGATATGAGTAATCGTAATAGTTTTTTCAATTCATTTTTAGGTTGGTATTTGAATAGTGATGAAGACAGGGCAGATAGATATACGAACGTGATGAATAGAAATGATATTATAATACAAATTGATGATGATGGTTTCACACTACCACAATATTTAAGTCAAGCACAAAATACTGATTTCCAAGATTTAATAAATAATAATTTTGAACAAGCAATAGCAATAATGGAAAGTGGAGACCAAAATGAAATTAGAGGTTTGATAATGGGTATGATGGATATTGTAGATGGAACTATACAAGAAGGTGAAGAAAGAATACAGGATATAGCAGATAATTTATTACCTGACCCTGATATGAATATAGTTAGTGATGAAGAAGAACAAGGTGCGGGTATGTGTGGAGGTGCTGGTCTCACACCTTTAAGTATGGCACAATTCCAAGAATTTGTTAATGCGACTACCTCTCAAAACGTATTGAATAATTGGACTAAATTTCAAAAATTTATACAGAAATACGGAGGAAACACAGACGTGATAAGACAAAGATTAGTATTGTTTCTCAACTTGCCTCCTTACGTTGGTGCGGAAACCGAGAGAGAGATATTGAGAGAGTTTGATTTATACGTAAATTACGGACAAGAAGAAAATGAAGGTGCTGGTAGAAATAAGAAAACAAAAGCGAAAAAACGAAAAGGTAAAAAATAGTCCAAAAAATTGAACTCCTTTTTGGTCTTATTTTTATTAGCAAAAAGCAAAATTTCGCCATATAAAATTTCTCAAAATTTTTAGCAGTAAATCTCAAAAAATTGACCAAAAAATTGAACTCCTTTTGGAAGGTATTTTTATAAGCAAATCAATAACAAATTCAAATTTTTAAAATGTCAAGTCAAAGTAATACCTTTTTAGAACACTCAAATGTTTTCGCTAATGGAGTTGAAATCACCAGTGTCTATTGTGAGGGTTGTCGGGGGTGTGTTGAATTCAAAGTCATTCAAGGTGGTTGGTGTATCGCTGATTTGGATACTTGCTCCTGTGTTAGAGTGAATAATCGCTATGGTCGCCCTCGCATTATTCTTGAAACAAAGGGCAGTATTCTCGTCAAAACCGACAAAATGTATGATGATGAATACGATAGTGAAGAAGATGATGAAGATGATGAAGATGATGATGAGGAAGATGATGATGAGGAAGATGATGATGAGGAAGATAGTTTTTCAAAGTGGTGTAGAGAGAAGGAAGAAAAAGAAGCAAAAATCAAAGCGTCATGGGACAAGGGTGTTTCCCTACAAGATGTCCCTGATGACATTATAAAAATGGTATGGGAATTCGTTGCTCCTAATAATGCTCTCTTAAACAGAAAAGGCAGGGTCGCTTCTATTATACCTAAAATTCCTCGTCTCCTTAAAACCCTCAATTTGGGTAAGATGAATAAGTGGAATAATAGGTTTCTTGAAGAGGGCGGAAAACCATTCAAGGAAACCAAAAAAAGAATTGAGAGTAATATGTGTCTCTATTTGGGAGATTACGACTATCAAAATATTTTTGAACTCTACGAGCGAATAATGGTGTTCCAGTCAAATTCTACTGATTTTTATAGACAACACCTAACCTATCTTTTAAGAAGCGATTACTGGAAAGATGAATGTGAAAAAGCACAAGAAAAAGCAAGACAAAAACAACTAAAAAAATGTGTTTTCTAAAAAATTGATTGTAAAAAATTGATTGTAAATAAATGTAAATAATTATAAGCAAAAACAAGCGAATTTAGAACAGAAAATTGATTTGAAAAAAAAATTGATTTAAAAAGGAACTTAAAGATAATACTATACAACATATAAGGAAAATG